CGTGCCATTGAAGCATAGACAAGGTGTTAGCAAAGGCGAAGCAATGCTTTGCCGTCAGCTAGATGTGATGAAAATCGCTTATGAGCAGGAGTTTAGATTCCATCCTGAGCGTAGATGGAAGGCAGACTTTCGAATTGAAGGTTATCCAATCCTAGTTGAAGTCGAAGGCGGTGCATTCAGCAATGGTCGTCACACTAGAGGCGAAGGCTACACAGCAGACTGTGAGAAATATTCAGTTGCAGCTATTCACGGATGGACTGTAATTCGAGGCACTACAAAGCAAGTTCAAAGCGGCTTAGTGCTCAATTGGATTGAAGAAGCAATGAAACGGTTGATGGTGGCGTGATGGACCATAACAAGGCAGTAGTAATTATCTTTTCGGTACTTATGGTGGCAATAGTTTTGATGACGGTATTTGGTAAGTAGGTGACGGTATGAATGCGGCAGTAGTAACACCAGTAATGGATTGGAACAAATACACAATTGATGGATGGCTAGAGCAGTTCGGCGCTTGGTGTGAAACTGTGCGCATGAAAGGAGGGGATTTACCAGATGGATTGCATATCAATCAGATCTATTGGTTGATGCGTGAAGCTGGAAAAGAAGGGCCAAGAGGTAAGGCTTACATCCGTTGTGAGATTAATGATTTTGAAGCGGATCAAGTGCAGACACTATTGCGAAGCATTCTGCGGTCCGAGAAGGTTGATTATCAAGCTAAGTATGCAGTGATGTGTTTGATTAAGCATAAGGTCGAAAATCGATCTTTAAGTGCGGTGGCAGGCATTACAAACCAGTCTAAAGCTCAGGTAAATATCATGGTTGGATGTGCAAGATTTTTTCTTCACGCACATGATAAAAGATTAAGAATATCATGAGTTTAATTGTTTTTATGGTATAATATTTAAGCAAGCCATACAGGTGCTACCAACACCTATATGGCTCTAATCAAATCGTTAAAAGGGCAACAAAATGACTGGAAGCAATTCTATTGTCATAGCGGAAGCTATGCAAACAAAAAGTTCAAGAACAAAATTAACACAGGAGCAATATATTGAAAATTGCAAACAAATCCATGGCGACAAGTATGATTATTCAATAACTAACTTCCAGAGACTATTTGGGAAGGTATCTATAATTTGTAAAGTTCATGGTGTTTTTGAGCAAAGGGCTGATCGACATATGCGTGGAATGGTTTGCTCAAAATGTTCAACCAAGGCGAAGTTAACAAAAGAAGACTTTGTTAGAAAAAGCAGGGAGAAGCATGGTGATAGATATGATTACACTGAAACTGTATATGTGAAGTCTACTTTAAAAGTAAAAATTAAGTGCTACAAACATGGTTTCTTTGAACAAAGAGCTAGCGCGCATCTTTTAGGTCAGGGATGTCCAAATTGCTTCTTAAGCCCTTTAAGCAAGACACAGTATCAAAAATTGTGTAGTGAAAAATATCATGGCAATTCCAGTATTTATCTTGTTCGTTGTTTTAGAGAAAAAGAATCGTTTATAAAGATCGGTATTTGTGCAACAACTGTTGAGCAGCGCTTTTTAACTATTTCCAAGATGCCGTACAAGTATGAGCTTATAAAGCAAATTGAAGGAAGGGCTTCCAGAATCTGGGATATGGAAAAGAAGATTCACAAGTTCTTATCAAAATTTAAATATTCTCCAAAAATTGGTTTTGCTGGAATGGGTGAATGCTATAGAGATGATGATTTAGTTCATGAAAAGTTTGAAGAAGTGTTGACTCGTTTAAACGCGTAGGGTAAATTATGTGATAGAGTGGCAGAGTTACAAGCATATGTCACTTGTCATTTAAAAGCTCACTTAATCGTGGGCTTTTTGCTTTTATGCCCTACGAGCTTAGAACATTGGATTCCGATGTGCTGGACTGGATTTCTAGTCGATGCTTAAACGTAGGGCTATTTTTTTGGAGGTCCACATGCTCCGAATAATTAAGCAGGTCTTTTGCATACATGTTTGGGAATATGAATCCGACATGTTCAATCAGAAAGAATGCAGAAAGTGTGGAAAGATTAAGTGTTTGTAGCCCTGCGATTGCGGGGTTTTCTTTTTTGGGGTGAACATGGACACAATCGAAGCGAAGAAGAATTTAGAAATCTATAAACGTAATCTTAGCCGGTTAGAAAACTATAACCATTTATTCAGCAGCCATACGTTTAAGACTGAATGCCAGCGTGAAGTAAATACTCTCAGAACCAGAATAGAGAACCTAGAAAATGCGTTCGACAAAGAGGCTAAACGAAATAAGAGCGCTACCATGCGTTAGATGCGGCTATCCTCACTCACAAGCGGCTCATTCTAATTTCAGTGAACATGGTAAAGGCAAGGGGATTAAAGCAGATGATAAATACACAATACCTTTGTGCCATTCCTGCCATCAATGGTTTGACCAGTATCGAGGGATGGGACTTGTAGAATCTAAAGAATGGTTCGACAAGATGTTAGAAAAAACAGAGCGCATGCTTAATCTTAAAGATGATAAGGTGTTTTGAAATGGAACCTAGATTCGTCATCAAAAACCATTCTGACATCAACTATGTAATTGGCTATCTCAATAATAATCATGCAAAGGCAGCGAGTGAAGGGAAGCCTTTGGTTGTAACCATTAAGCCTCAAAGCACCAAGCGTTCATTAAATCAAAATGCTTTGTATTGGGATTGGATGCAGGAAATACAGAATAAGACAGGGCAGGACAAAGAAGATTGTCATTTTGAGTTTAAAAAGAAGTTCTTAATTCACATCTTAAGGCGTGATGATGAAGAATATGCCGAGATGTGCCATGCAATCACAATGCTCAAGCAATCAGAGTCAGAACAATATGAAGCAGTGGCCAATGGTGTAATTAGAGAAACCTCCACAACAAGACTAAGCACAAAGCAGTTCTCTGAATACATGGGATTAATCCAAGCCTATGCGACTAAAGAGTTAGGTGTTTTTCTTAAATCTCCTGATGATTTGCAATACTCAGACATTACTTGATATAAGAACAACTTAACTAATCATTGAGTATAAAAAATGGAAAAGCCAACACTAGAAACATATAAAGCCTTCTTAGAGGACAACAAAGAAAAATATGGTCTAGTTGAGTATGAATTTATCAATCAAAAAGTAGCGGTATTTAAGTTCAAGCGCGGTTGTGAACTGAATATTAAATATCTTTTCAATGTTCGCCAGAGGCCTGAAAGTATAACTGGTGGACGATCAGAAACATTTGAAGAATGAAATAATACCCTCTTCGGAGGGTTTTTTAATGGGTGAGATTTATGGCGGAGTTAAAACTAACTCCGAAGCAAGAGAACTTTTGCCAATTGTTTATCGAATTGGGGAACGCTTCGGAGGCGTATCGACAAGCCTACGATGCGGATTCAATGAATGAAAACACGGTCAACCGTGAGGCTAAAAGATTACTTGAGAACCCCAAGATTACCACAAGGCTTGAGCTAATTAGAAAGGAACATCAAACCCGCCATAATTTGACTGTAGACGACTTGCTTCAAGAATTAGAAGAAGCACGCAAAGCAGCATTTGAAGGAGAGCGGGTTCAGGTGTCTGCGGCAGTTGCAGCAACAATGGGTAAAGCTAAGTTGCTTGGATTGGATAAGATAAGCGAACTTCAAGTGAAGAAACAAGAGCTTGAAATAGCGAAACTCCAAAAAGAACTTAATCCAGAAGAAGATGAAGATGTAACCCCAGTGCAGGTGACTATTCATGTTGTAGATGCGAGTAAAAAAGATGCCGAACATCAATCCAACACTGAATGTGCCTCAGGCTAACTTTCTCCAATTGCCAAATAAGTTTAGAGCTTTTGTTGCAGGGTTTGGTTCAGGTAAAACTTGGGTAGGTTGTTCAAGTCTTTGTGATAAATCTTGGTCATTTCCAAAGGTGCCGTTGGGTTACTTCGCTCCAACGTATCCGCAGATCCGGGATATTTTTTTTCCCACTATTGATGAAGTTGCTTTCGATTGGGGATTAAAGACAAAGATCTATGAATCAAATAAAGAAGTGGATCTTTATTATGGACGTCAGTATCGAAGCACAATTATCTGCCGTTCAATGGAAAAGCCCAACACTATTGTAGGTTTTAAGATTGGTCATGCTCTGATTGATGAGCTTGATGTGATGACAAAGGTCAAGGCTCAACAAGCTTGGCGTAAGATCATTGCTCGTATGCGATATAAACAAGCTGGTTTGTTGAACGGTATTGATGTTGCAACAACGCCAGAGGGCTTTAAGTTCACTCATGAACAGTTTGTTAAGGAAGCAAACCTAAGTGATGCTAAACGTGCTCTATATGGAATGATTCAGGCATCTACTTATGACAATGAAGCCAATCTTCCTGATGACTACATTGCATCATTGTTTGAGTCTTACCCACCTCAATTGATTTCAGCCTACTTAAAAGGGCAGTTTGTTAATTTAACGAGCGGAGCAGTTTATCCAGACTTCGACCGAACCTTAAACCACACAGATGAAGAAATTAGACCTAATGAGGCTTTGCTCATTGGTATGGACTTTAACGTCTTAAAGATGGCTGCTGTGGTTTATGTCATTCGAGATGGCAAGCCAAGAGCTTTAGATGAGCTGGTAGGCGTTCGTGATACGCCAACTATGGCTGATCTTTTGATTGAAAAGTTCCCAAACCATGAGATGACAATTATCCCTGATGCGGCAGGCCAAGCTACTTCATCGAAAAAGAGTAGCGAATCTGATCATGCAATATTGAGACAGAAAGGTTTAAGGGTGGAAGTAAATTCAACAAACCCGAACATTAAAGACCGAATTAATGCAGTAAATGCTTTGATCTTAAATGGCAATGGTGAGCGAACACTCTTAGTCAATACAAATAAATGTCCAAGACTCACAGAAACTTTTGAGCAGCAAGTTTATGACGATTTTGGAATGCCAGATAAGAAATCAGGCTTGGACCATGTGGGAGATGCTGGCGGATATCCTCTTGCTAAACGCTTCCCGATTATTCGTCCTGCAAGATCACTAGATATAGGAATGGTTTACTAATGCCAGTTAATACTGAACATCAAGCTTATGCAGACATGAAAAAGCGTTGGGAAACTATCGACGATGTCTGTGATGGTTCTGCCAAAGTAAAAAAACGTGGCGAACTTTATTTACCAAAACCCAATGTATCGTCTGACTTAACGCAGAATGATCAATATTATTTGGCGTACTTAACCCGTGCTGTGTTCTACGAGATTGCTAAAGACACATTAAACAAGATGGTCGGCGTTGTATTTGCTGAGGATCCAACATTCGAACCTGATGGAATGGATTTTCTTAAATACGATGCAGATGGTACGGGTAAGTCAATTTACCAAGTTGCACAATCTGCTTTGCAAGGTCAACTTAAACATGCACGTGGCGGTTTATTCGTAGATTATCCAACTACTAATGGCAATGTGTCTGTGCAGCAGGCAGAGAGCTTAGGCATTCGGCCAACAATCGTTTTTTATGAGTCGTTGAGTATTATCAATTGGAGTCTAAAGCGAGTTGGTTCGGTCTATAAGCCTGAACTTATTGTCTTGCATGAGAAGACTACGGAAAAGGATCCAGAGGACGAGTTCTCTAAGAAAGAAGTCAATATTTATCGTGTTCTTCGACTTGACGCAAATAATGAATATAACGTTCAGGTTTATACAGATAAGTCAGGGGAATTACAGGGCGGTGATATTCTCTATCCAACAAATTCATTAAACCAAAGATGGAATGAAATCCCTTTTATTCCTTTGGGGTCTTTGGCTAATGATTGGAATATTGACCCAATCCCGTTAGAGCCAATCGTCACGATGAACCTAGCCCATTATCAGAACAGCGCAAGCTATGAAGAGATGGTATTTATCTGTGGACAAGCTCAACCGGTCATTAATGAACTTGATGAAGGTTGGCGTGACTGGTTGCAGAAAAATGGAGTTCGCTTAGGTTCTAAAAACCCTCTAATGCTTCCAAAAGGCTCATCATTTGACTATAAGCAAGTTACTGAAAGCACCTTAGCCAAGCAGGCTATGGATGCTAAAGAAAAGTACATGCAGGCGATGGGAGCAAAGATTCTTGAGACCGAGCAGGTCAACAAGACAGCTACCCAATCAAATAATGAAAAGCTTGCCCAGTACAGTGTCCTTTCTTTGTGTGTAGCAAATACCAATGAGGCGATGGAATATGCGCTTAAATGGTGTGCGGCATACTACGGAAGTGGATCTAAGGCGAAACTCACCATTAAGCAAGATTTTGCTAAAGGTAAAATTGACCTTGATACGCTTAAGTTCTATTGGGAAATGGTGCTTGCTAATCGAATGAGTATGGAAACATTCCATGAGCTGCTTACAACTGGAAAAGTGCCAGAAATTAGCTATGAAAAAGAGCAGCTACGAATTGAGACTGAAAATACTAATAGACCTATGGTGGTTTAATTCTCAGGAGTGACAAATGAACGTCCAGTTGTCACAACAAGCACTTCTTGATGCACTGATATCACATCAAGCTTATCTTTATCGGCTCTCATCTACTGAAATCAATAATATCTTAAGTCAGTTTGATTCACTCTCTAGCGAAATGCTTTCTAAATTAAGAGATTTGCTAGATGACTTGAGTGATGCTGAAAAGACTGCATTGATGTCAGGGCAATACACAACGCCAGCTTTAAAAGAAGTAAGAACACTAGTTCAGACTTGGCAGGCAAGTGTAGCTTCTGGATTGCTTGAGAGCTTCACAGTAAGCGCTACAGCATTAGCGGTATACGAAGCCACATATCAGGCTAAAACTATCGCTAATCGCAAAATAGAGCCAAATGGGAAGACGCTATTCAACAAGGCAAAGAAAACGCCTTTAAGTGGTGGTGTACTACTTGATTATCTATTTGAGAAGATTGCGGATGATGCAAAATTACGAGTAGAGCAAACTATTCGAGACGGTTTATCTAAAGGCCAGACTAATCAGCAGATTGTTCAGCGAATTAAAGGCAAGAAAGCGCTTAATTACCAAGATGGATTGCTTGATCAGAGTAGAAACCAGATTTCTACAATGGTTCGTACAGCTCGGAGTCATGTATCCAATGTGGCCTTGAATGAAACATATGCGGCAATTGGTGTTGAATATGTAAAGTTCATTGCAACGCTGGATAGTCGCACTTCTAAAATTTGTATGGGTTACTCGGACAAAGTTTATAAGAAAGATGAACCTCATCCTGTGCCGCCACTTCATCCTAATTGTCGATCGATCTTAATTCCTGTCTCTGATGGCTCAGGGAAAACGATTGGTATGCGTCCATTCAACAATAAAGTGAATGGCGAGGGCGAAATAGGCGTTGTTGATTCAAATACAACTTTCAAAGGCTGGTTTGATAAACAAGATGCATCTTTTCAAAAGTCTTGGCTTGGTCCATCACGATACAAACTATTCAAAGAGGGTAAATATTCTTTGGATAAGTTTGTAGACCCTTTAACTGGTCAGCCATTCACACTTGCTGAACTCAAAAAGCTTGATGAAGAAATGTTTAAGAGGTTGGGATTATGACTACATCGGAACAGCAACTTATTAATGACCTAATCCTCTGGTCTTGGACCATTCCAAGAAAACAACTTAATTTAAACCTTAGCACCTTCGGGTGCTTTTTTATTGCCCGCAGTTTGTGACTGCAAAACCGCTCAGGGAGCAAAACATGAAATACAAACTCGATAGCCTAGAGGGCTTATCAGATGAAATGAAAGCACTTTACGAAGAAAAAGACGGTGCATTTTATTTAAAAGTTGAAGGTCTGCCGCAGCAAGACAGTTCAGAACTTGATGGCTTAAAAAAGAAAGTTGAAGAGCTTCTTGGTGAAAAGAAAACTGCGCAGCAAAAACAACGTGAAGCTGAAGAAGCAGCTCGAAAAGAGGCTGAAGAAGCAGCGCGTAAAAAAGGCGATGTAGCTGCATTAGAGGCATCTTGGCAAGCCAAACTTGAACAAGCAGAAGCAAAACATGCAGAAGCTACCAAAGCATTGCAAGACCAAGTCTATAAATTAACTGTCGGGCAAACAGCACAGTCATTAGCAAGTGAGCTTTCTATCAAAGGCTCGGAGGCAGTATTGCTTCCACATATTACAAACCGTCTTCAAGTCGAAACCGATGAAAACGGTGAGGTCAAAGTACGTGTACTAGATTCGCAGGGCAAACCTAGTGCTTTAAGTATTGATGACCTCAAAAAAGAGTTTCGCAGCAACGTGGCATTTAAGCCATTAATTGTTGCATCAAATGCGTCAGGAAGTGGGGCTTCTGGCGGTGGTTCGGGTGGTGGAGCTGCCAAGAAACCAAGTGAAATGACCACGCAAGAGCGCTTGGAATTCCAAAAGAATGACCCTCAAGGGTTCCAAGCAGCAGTAGCGAATGGTGACTTTAATAATTAATTATTGGGAGTAACTCCATGCCTTCTTTAGTAGAAGTATTTAACCGTGACGTAGTTTTATCTTATCTACGCCCAAATCCTGTGGCAGTTTCGCCACTTGTGCAATCAGGTGCATTTGTATCTGATGAATCTTTACGTCCTTTGCTTACAAGTGGTTCATCAACATTCGTCGTTCCATACATTAACGGTGTGGATGGTAATGTTGAACAGAACTATGGCAACACCATTTTGACTGATATCGCAATGCCTCGCACGATTGATGCAGGTGAAATGCAAGGCCGCGTTGCTTATATGAACGAAGGCTTTCTTGAGTCTGTTCTTGGGCAGTATTTATCGAAGGTCAATTCACTTGAGCTTATTGGTGGAATGCTGAATAAGTATTGGCAACAAGCTGCCGAAAACCGTGCTCTAGCAACAGTAATTGGCTTGCGTAATTATGACCAGGCGAACGGCAAGCGATTCACTACTGACATCTCTGCTTCAACAGCAACAGATGCTTCACGCTGGTCAGTAGATGCCTACATTGATGCAGAAAGTACTATGAATGCTTCATTACGTGGACGTGGTGTGATGTTCGTACATTCACGTATTGCTGCAAAGATGCGTAAACAGCAATTACTTGAACAAGTGACCACAAGTGATAACTTGCCACCAATCACCGTTTACAACGGGCGCGCAGTCATTGAAACAGATACCAATACGCAAATTGGCACAGGCGCAAACGCTAAGTTCATCACGATTCTTGCAGGTCCACGCGCATTTGCATATGACTCTGTTCCCGGTCCAAAAGATTTGAAGGTTGAAGAAACACAATCATCTGGTAATGGTGCTGGTCATGAAATCCTTTGGACGCGTCGCAACATGTTGATCCATCCGCAAGGTTTTAGCTTCATTGCACCTAAAGACACTTTAACTGGTGGTACAGAGCGTGAGTCTTTAAGCGCTTCTTGGGCTGATTTGCAGAAGGCAGCTAACTGGGAACTTGTAACCAAACCAGAAGACACCTCAATCCGCTTCCTAATTACTAACCTTTAAGGAGAGCAGTCATGGCTGAGAAGCAACCAGACTACAAATACCAATACCCAACAGACCGCCGATATGCTGATGATGCAACTGACACGTTAGCAGCTGGCACCATGTTTGACCCTGCCAAAACAGCAGGTGACTATGGCATTAAGGACCCTGAAGTAGCGGTTCCTGTGCCAGAAGCACCTGAGAATGGTGGTGCATAACTAAAGCAGGGCGGCTTTCGGGCCGTCCTTCTTAATTAGATTTTTAGGATTAAGCTATGAACTATGTAACAGTCGAAAGTGTGACTCAAAAGCTAGGGCCTAACTGGTGGGGAAATGGTGATCCGGTTATTGCTGTAATGCAGGCTAATGCGTGGCTTAATGCTAGAAATTTACCCGACTATCCAGAAGGTGAGGTTCCGGATGCAATTCTTACCGCAGGTGCGTATTTGGCGAAGCTTGCAGCATCAGGGCAGCTATATACCACTAAAGAAGGTGTGGTTGCTTCTAAGACCGTATCTGCTCAATCTGGAACATCAGTAAGCAAGACCTATGTTGCTGGAAAAGAAGAAACAGTCAGTGGTGATATGCAATTCATCCTTGATCTACTTGAGCCATTCTTTAGCGAGAAGTATCACATCAACACACATGTCATTACGGAGTAGGCCATGGGAATGCGTGATGAGATTCAGCAAGAACTTGGGGCTGCGTTTGATGCTGAGGATGAGCTTGCAGATGCTGTAGATACATTCACTTGTACCCGCAAAAAACTAGTTAGTTCTAATCCCGCTACAGGTGAAGATGCTTACGCCGAATATGTCTATAGCGGTAGAGGCGTCCTATTTGGCTCATATTTGAAAGATTTGGTTAAGCCTATAGATTACCGAGCAACAGACTCTAAAGGCGTGCTCCTGCAAAATGAAGTGAAAGATGCAGCAGGAACTTTAGTTGAACCAGATGTTAATGACATTTGGGTGATTGAAGGCGGGAATTATCGTGTTGTGAGCTACGGAAAAGATCCATCGTCAAGTGTGTGGATCTGTCAGTTAAGAAAGGTATAACACCATGGGCTGGACAAGCAAACCGAGTGCCTTCACTAAAACAATTGAAGCAGACCTTACTAAAAAACAGAAAGATATTGTCATTGATGCATTACAAGGTGTTGTTCTCCAAAGTCCAGTTGATACAGGGGCATTTAGGGCATCACACAGAGTCAGCATAAACCAGACTGACCAATCATTTAATGAAGCAGAGAAAGATAAAGGCGGTGGCTCAACCATTAGCAAAGGAACAAGTGCTTTATCTCGTCTTGTTCCTTACTCTACTGTATACATCCAAACGAATGCCCCATACGCCACTGCTATTGAGTTTGGTCAATATCCAAATCCAGTCAAAAAAGGCTCCTACGACAAAAAGGCCAAAAAATACGTGATTAAAAGCGTGGGAGGTTTTTCACAACAAGCACCTCAAGGTGTCTACGGCTTAACCTTTAACTATATTGCTCAGAAATACGGTGGTTAAAATGGCAATGACTTTAGATCAAGCAAGACAAGCCATTATCACTAGAGCAATGGCATTTACTGGAATTGAGCAAAATCGTATTCAATACCCTAATGGCCCATTGATTAGTATTCCTGTAGATGGACTTTGGTGTGACTTAAATATTTTATGGGGCAGTTCTATCATTGCTGGTGTAGGTGATACTCCTTGCACCAGAAGAACAGGGGTTATTTCAATTAATTGCCTTGCAAGACCTCAAACTAATGAGGCTGATATAACAAAGCTCGCAGATGCTTGGTTGGAACATTTTGAATACTTTAAGAGCGGTCAGTTAGAAGTATTACAAGGTCAAGCACAGAACCTTGGTAACAATGACGATTTCATTCAGTACAACATTTCAATAAATTATCGCGTCAATTAACGAATTTAACTTTTAAACGAACCTGTCCTTAGCGGCAGGTTTTTTTATGCCTGAAATTCAGGCGAACACTGGCTAGGTTGATCCCCGAAAAGCACACTTTTCATGTTCAGTGTGCCTGCCAGTTCTTTTGAAAGTTTAGCCGCATAGATGTGTCTCGTTACCACATGTCTGTGCGGCTTTTTTTATAAGGTGACGAGGTAAACGATATGAATGCAATTGTAAATTTTGAAAAAAATCCATTTGTAGAAGTGGAACTAAATGGTGAAGTTCAGTTGGGTGTGAACGCCCGTGATCTGCACGGAATGTTAGAAGTAAAAGCTGAGTTCTCTCACTGGATTAAGCGTAGAATTACTCAATGTAAATTTGAAGAGAATTTCGATTATGTGGTTATCGTCAAAAAAGACGAAAACCTAAAAGGTGGGCGACCGACAACCGAATACATCATTTCCGTAGATATGACTAAACATTTAGGAATGATGGAGCGTAATGACAAAGGTCATGAAATCCGAAAATATTATATTGAACAAGAAAAAATTGCCCGTGATGCTTTTACGGGTCTTCAACTAGAGATAGGCAAATTGACACTCTTGGCTGATCAATGGACTGAAACACTGTCTAATGCTGGTCGAATATTAAATATTGGTGGCAAGCAGATTAAGCCAAAGATACTGAAAAAATTAGACGAATTAGTCAAGAAAACACAGCACAAACTAGATTTTGATGATGATCAAAACTAAATGAATCCAACGCCCTCAATTCGAGGGCTTTTTAATGCCCGAAAATTAAGGAGAACTTAGATGAGTTCTGGTGCACGTATTAAACTCTATTATGCTGAAGAGCAAACACCTGAAGTATTGCCAACAACGCCAGTGTGGAAAACCGTTCGTCGCGTGACTGATGGTTTAACTGAAAACGTTACAACTGAGACCTCCACAAGTGTTGCAGATACACGCTTCCGTCAAGGTGGCATGGCGACTGAAGCAGAAATCACTGGTTCATTAGAAGTTGAGTTATCTATTGGTCTCTTCGATGACTTCTTATCAGGTGTGGCCTTAAATAACTGGACTGGTGACGTATTAAACTTCGGTGGTGATGTCCGCAAAACATTTACATTCGTTAAAGTCTATTCAGATATTAACCAAGTCTTTATTTATCGTGGTGTTCGCATTAATGAATTCACGATGTCAATCGCGACTACTGGAAAAATCACGGCTACGTTTGGCTTGATGGGCACTTTATTTGAGCACACAACAACAAATCCTGTAGTGAATCCACTTCCAGTACCTGAAACTGTACTTGTATCAGCGTTGAACGTTGGTGACCTGACTGTTAATGGTGAAACAGTGGTTGGTACTGCTTGTATGCAATCGCTTGAACTAACAATCAACAACAACATGGAAGCAATTCGCTGTATTGGTTCTCAGAAGCTTACAGCAACGACTTATCTAGAAAAGATTGTAGATATCACCCTGAACACTCAATACATGTTCTCGGCGCAATCTGCGGGCTATATCGATTACATCAAATCTCGTGACACGATGCCAATTAACTTCTCAATTGAAGATAAAGACGGCAATGGTTATGCCTTTGAGTTCCCGCAGTTAGAAGTAGCCGAAGCTAATCACCCCGATGGCGGTGGGGAAGATACCATCACAATCGACATAAACTACAACCACATCCGTGTTTCACCAATCATTACCCGTGTGATTGCACCTGTAACGCCTTAATAGAGAGAAAATAAATGGCTTTTGATATTGTTGAAAAAAACAAAGACATCACTTTCCCTTTTGAATGGGTTGATTTTCCTAGTGGTGGAAAATTTAAAGTGAATGGGATTATGCAGCCGGAGTTTCAAAGAGCTTTAGAAATCTTTAACCAGGAGACAGCAGAAGAAGCTGCTGATCTTAATTTAATCTCGAATGACCGAATTCAAAACCGCAATGACAAATTTGCATATGCAGTTGGTGTCTTTCTGGTGAATGATTGGAAGGGTATAGAGTTACGTGATGGCTCTGTATTAGAGTACACCCGTGAGAATGTAGAAAAGATCTTCTGCAAGTCTGCTCAAAAGACGCAATTGATTGACTTTGTGATTCAGGAAGCTACACGCATTCAAACAGAGTCATTAAAGGCTGCTAATGCGTTACTGGGAAAGTCTCAACCCTCTACAACTACGCCAACAAGTTCGCGGGGCTCACGGACCACGAAAAAAAGCAAAGAGAAGCGCTTGGCGTAAAATTGCCTGAGCCTCCTGAGCCTTCCTACACTGCAAATGCTATTCTTTCAGCCTACAACACCATTGCTCGTTCTCGACGATACGAGCAGGGTGTTCCTTTGGCGATTGATATAGCTGCGATCAACTCTTATGTAGAGCAGTACGACTTACCGGTTGAACGATTCATCTTTAACGACTGTATTTTTACGTTGGATAACTTGTTCTTGGATGAGGCGCATAGGAAGGCAAAGCGTAAGTAAAATGGAACATTAGTTATTTCTAGATACAATTTCTTAATTAATAAGTAATGTAAATTTGTTAATTATGTAATTTATTTGGATGTTTACTATGGTGATTTGGTAGTCAAATAATAGGGTTTTGTGTTATATATATTCTTAAAATATAAGAGGAATATGACTTTGACTTTAAATAAGCTACTTTGTATTGGTGGTGGTGATAACGGTAAATTTGTTGAACACAAAGAAGTTCACCAGATTTTTATAGATGGCATGTTTTTAGAACCAGAAACTTATGAACCTAAAAATTTAATTAATCCTGTTAACGGACAGAAGCAATTATTTTACGTTTTAAATGGTTTAACTGACTCAGAGGCAAGTGAGATTTTAAAAAATCTAATTGCCAGAAATAAGTAATCCCGAAAGTATTAAGGCTTTAATAACCCGCCAAGTGCGGGTTTTTCTTTATGTGACATTTAATGATCAGTTTGCTAAATTACCCCTAAACAAGGGGTATTTTTATGAAAAAGATTATTTTATTAGGGTTAATAGGGTTGTTAGGCGGATGTGCTACAACGGCTAATTTCTTTGAATTAACCCCTTCGCAAACTGAGAATTATGGTTATTGGACTGGTGCACATTCTAATGTTTCAGTTGCGACCTTAAAATTAAATCAAGATGGTACGGGGATTATTTGCCAAGACTATCAAGGTGAAGCAAAAGTACAATCGATCAAAAAAGTAGGCAATAAAGTTTATACACAAGATGGATCATTTTGGACTATTAAAGCAGAAACCAATACTAACCTTGAGCTAGCTTATGGCGCAGGTGGTAGCTACAAGCTAATTAAAGATGATCAGAAAACTAATATTACACCAGCCTGTAAGTCGAAATTGGATTAATAAGCCGTATTAAAAAAGCCCGACCAAGTGTCGGGTTTTTTATTGCCTAGAATTTGGAGAATGAAATGCCTGAATCTGTAAGTCGCTTGGTTATTGTGGTCGATACCAAAGATGGAAAAAAAGAAGTTGATGCTTTAGATAAATCTCTAGGTAATGCCGAGAAACAAGGCGATAAGACCGCAAAATCAATTAAAAATGTAGGTCAAGAAACAGGCAAAACTACTGATTTATTCTCGAAATTCAAGGAGCAGATTAACTCATCTTTAGGTAACACTCGCATTGGATCTGTTATTGGTGATGTTGCCCAAAAAGTTAACGCATTAAGTGGAAGTGTAGGTATCGCTGCTGCTGGGCTTGCAGGTTTAGCAGTTGGTGGTGCTGCAGTTGCATTTGCGGGTCTTTCTGCTTTGGCAATCCAAACAGCAAAAGCAGATGCTGAAATGATTGTGTTGGCAAATCGTGCAAACACCAGCACTCAGAACTTCCAAATCCTTTCTCACGCTGCTGAACAGTTAGGCATGTCGCAAGATGGCTTGGCGCAATCTTTAGCAGATGCTCAAGAGAAGCTAGGAGAGTTTACGGCTAGTGGAGGTGGTGGTGAAGCAGCAGACTTCTTTGATGCTTTAAAAAATAACACCAAAATGACCGATGCTGAGATTCAAAAGTTTGCGAAGACTTTGCAGGGTAAAGATGGCATCGAAGCACTTCAATTAATGAAGGATAAACTTGATAGTGTTGGGGCATCTGCTCAGGAACAGCGGTTTGTATTTGAGAGCCTAGGCAATGATTTAGGCAATTTACTGCCATTGTTCGAAAATGGCGGGGCTTTACTTGATCGTTATGGTGAAGCATTAACAGAAGCAGGCATTATCAAAAGCAAAGAAGCAATTGAACAGTCTAGACTTCTTGCAGCTCAAACAAAGTCTGTTCAAACACGTTTTGAAGGATTTAAGACGCAATTAGCATCACAAATGATGCCTGTTTTAAACTCCTTGCTAAGTAGTTTTCTACAAGGTGCCGAGGATGGTGGGCAATTTGGGTCAGTCATTCAGTCAGTAGGAACTATAGCTAAAGGCGTAGCAGTTGGAATTATTGGTTTAGCAAGCGCAATCCAAGTTGTAATTCGACTAATCCAAGGGTTTGTAGAGCAGGCGGCAAATGTTGGTGCTACTTACGCAAACGTAATGACTGCTGACGGTGTTGTTGCTAAAGGGCAAGCCTTGGTCAATGGCTTCAAAAATGGTTGGTCTATCGCCAGTGATACTGTAAATGATTCAGTAGCAACCATTAAAGGTTCTATGAAGTCTATGAATGATGTACTCGATGCATCAGTTCCTAAACTTGATAAACTTGGTCAACTGTACTACGACACAAGCGGTGCAATAGACAAAACCAACAAGGGCCTTAAAACTAACGCAAAAGAAGCAAAAGATGCAGAGAATGCAGCCAAAAAAGCGGCTGAAGCCTCTAAAAAACATGCTCAGGAACTTGAAAAAATAAGAGAAGAGCAACTTAAGATTCAATATGAATATTCTGATAAATCCAAGCAAATAGAAATGGATTTGCAGAAAGAAATTGAACGCCTTCAAAAGTACGGAATGACTCAGTTTGTATCTGTGGCAATCCAGAAGGCTAATGATGCCAAGCTTATTAGTGATGCTCAGTTAGCTTATGATCTTTATTCTTTCAAGATGAATGAACAGGAAAAGCTAAATGCCAAGACCAAAATTGAAAGCCTTAGAATCCAAAAGAGTCGTGAATATAATGCTGATGAGAAGAAGTCTCGCTTAAAAGCACTTAAGGAGCAATATGATTATGAAACCAACTTAATCAATCTTGCAGCAGAGCAAAGGAAGCGCGCTTATGAGCAGACCTATACAAATTCACTGAGAGATATTCAACAAGCTAGAGCACTTCTTGCAGCACCAAAAGCTGAGCGTGAAGGACTTACAACTCAATTTGAAGAAAAAAATGCGTATTCAAATAATGACAATTCATTATTGAACACGCAAGACAGTTTGAAAGCACAATTGGCCCAAAGAGAAATTACTACTCTTGAATACAATAAGCGTATTGAGGACGCTGTTTTATTACATGAGCAAACTAAGCGGAAGATTCAAGAAGAATACGCTGAAAAGTATAAAGATTTGCAGAAAGGTCAATATGAATCTCAGTTGCAAATCTGGTCAAGCCTTTTAAATCAAGGTCAGTCTGTATGGTCTAACTTGACTCAATCGGTAAAGGATGCGAGTGGTGAGCAATCCAAGCGATATAAAGCTATGTTTGCCATGCAGCAAGCATTTGCAATTGCATCAACGATTGTTTCTGCGCATCTGGCAGCCGCACAAACCACTGCTGATATCACTCTTCCTTTCGTGGGTAAAGTTCCAGCAGCATCGGCAATTTTAGGTTTTGGTTATGCTCAAGCCGCAATGATTGCAGCTCAAGCTATAGCTGGCTTCTCATCAGGCGGCTACACAGGCGATATGGGTCGTGGTGATGTTGCTGGTGTGGTTCATGGGCAAGAATATGTATTGAATGCCGCAGCCACTAAGCGGGTTGGCGTAGATACATTGAATGCCATTAACTCAGGTCAGAGCCTTGATAAAGCTTCTTCTAATCAGCCTATTGTGAATATTTATAACTTACCCGGTCAGACTGCTGAGGTGACTCAAAACAGTGACGGCACTTTAGATGTTCGCATTAGACAGATTGCAAGTGATGTTGCAGAGCAGACTATGTTGGCTAGCTTAAATAATCCAAATAGTCGAATCAATAAGTCAATGAAACAAAACTTTAATGTCGCTCCTAAGCGCTAAGAAGAGGCAATTATGAACACATTAATGTATTGCTCAACACAAGAAGGCTACTCTGTTTCTTATAACAGCGGGGTGGGCTCACAGGCTTTAGATGGTGGTGCTGATAGATTGCGCAGATTGAGTAAAAACAGTTTTCACACAGTCAGCGTTCAATGGAGGGTTCTTGAAAAAGGCTTTCAGTATCTAGATGCATTTTACAATGTCTGGTGTGAGACTCCAGGAGAGAAGTTTCTTGCCTCTCTTCGGGTGAATGGACCTGAGTTTAAGCCTTATGAGTGCTACTTTGTACCTGATAGTTTCCAACTAACAAGCATGCAAGGCCCAGTTTATACAATTGCTGCTCAGCTAAAAGTTAAGCCAATTGTTGATTCTGATGTAAACAAGAGCATTGTTGATGCAGGTAATGATGGGCAAGACTTAGCTTCTCTTCTTAACCCGCTAAAAAAACTCGTTAATGATGACCTGCCGAATGCCATGGAGGGGATTTAGATGCCAGACTATACATCCTTCTTTTTAAACTCGAGCAGTGGTGTTGTGCCATTAGAATGTGTCGAGATTTCACATCCAGACTTTACCGCGCCATTTCGCTTTGTGAAAAACGATACTGAAGGCGTAGTTGTAAAGCATGAATCAGCAGGCCCTGACATTCAATATGAATATCAGCCAATGTCCATTCAGCGCTCTACAGTTACGAATGATCTTGACCAGAAGTTAAGCCTGACTATTGGGGATGTTGAGGATGAACTCATTAAATCGGTTGTTTCAGCTCGTCGTGGCACTAACTGGAAAGTTAGACCTACAGTGAAATGGCGACTGTATCGAGATGATGACTTAACTGCTCCGATGGTTTCGCTACAGACTTTAGAAGTTGCTTCAATGTCAAAAGATGGCTCAGGCAATTGTACTTTCGATGCTCAAGCACCTGAACTTAACAGTGTGAGAACTGGTGAAATTTACGACCTTGAGCGGTTCCCATTATTGCGAGGCATGATCTAAAAAGGAAGCTGAAATGGTGGCCTTAATATTAATATTTCTAGCAATTCTAATTATATGTATTAGCTCAAGGAAGAAACAAAATTTACCTCTTCCAAAAGCTCAAAAGTTTGATCTTGAATTGGCTGATAAGCTTGGGTTGTTGAAACATAAACTTGAACAAAGTTCCAGATCAGGTGAAAAGATCTTAGTTGACACAAAAGATTATCAAAATGAGCTAGTGGATTTACTTGCTTTGGATGTGATTTTTAGTGATGCAAACGCTGACCTGACACATAACGGTAAGCGTATCCCAACAATGAAACAAGCATTGGAGATGGTTAAAGATGAACCTAGACGATCTCCATAGCCGTGTTTGGACCAAAGACTACACTTGCAATGAATTCCTATGTGAAGCGTGGAAACGAGTAACTGGAAAGGATTTAAAAAAACGTCTCGATCGATTTCTTAACGGGAAAGGTCGTTTTAAAAAGCTAACTGAACCAATTTCACCTTGCATTGTCTTTTTCACAAATGGATCTAGAAGCCCGACACATGTCGGGCTTTTTTATTGCGATAAGGTTTTGCATTTGACGGGACGAGGGGTTCAGTACGTACCTCTTGAGATTATTTCCATGAACTTTCGGGAAACGAGGTTTTACACATGAGTTTGAAAAAAGTCATCATCGTTCCTGATGTTTATGATCGTTCTACTTGGTCAGAAGCAGAGGTGGATGATGTATTAGCATATATCTACCAACAGTTTGATGTATGGCCTGAAAACGCAAAGATTTATCACAACCAGATTGCAGAAAGTTGTGATGTAACTCCTAACCATCCAAAAAGGATAAATGCGCAGATTGAGCATATCCAGACATTGGAAGGTACATTCTATGTAGTAATAGAGCCGGCATGGTTGCAAATTTTATTCTACGCAATTGTTGCCATTACTGCGGCATATAGTCTTTATACCGTTTTGACTATGCCAAAGCCTCAGGCACCAGTGGCAGGTTCTTCAAATAACGAATTAGCACAACGCTCAAACCAAGCACGTATCAATGGTCGTATTCCAGACATCTTCGGACGTTTGCGGTCCTATCCTGATTTAATCGCGCAAACCTATACCATTTATAAAGATGGTATCGAAATAGAAGAGTGTTTGATGTGTATTGGCCGTGGTTATTATCAAATTCTTGATATGCGAGACGGTGATACAGACGTTGCTAATATAGCGGGTACTTCTGTTTCAGTTTATGACCCATTTACGTCGATAATTGGTACACCGATTTATCAGGTTGGCGATTCATTTACCGAATTACCAAAGTTTGTGAAAACCTCATCATCAATTAATGGGCAAACGATTGAGCAGCCAAATAGTGCAGTGCTTGAATCGAGCAATGTCTGGTTTCAAAGCCCAAACTTGATTAAATCGACTGGTTTAGACTTCACACAGAAGTTTGCTGCTAATGACCGAATTGCATTGAGTGGTGCGGTTTATGGTGTGCAAGATGTGAATCTTTCAGGATCAATCATGTTGAATGAAGACAAGATGGTTATCATCGAATCTTCTACAAATATTGATAATCCAAACCTATTTAAAGGCTTGTTGCTAACTGGTGCCTTAGTTGATATTGAAACTACTTCAGGAACACCGCCAGTAACAGAAACAAATACACGTGATTTATCTGGGCAATATGTAGTTTCAGGGGTGACGAAGACTGTTATTTCAGGTGGATTCCACTATGAAATCACTTTATCAAATCCTGAGAAGGTCAATGCTAACTGGCAGTATGTGAATAACAGCTACACCATTACTGCAGGGGCTTCTCTAAATCGAAACTCTAATTCAATAACGCTAGATGACACTTACACAATTAACAGTGTAACTGCCGATACAATTGCATTAGTGAATCCGTCAGCCATTAACAGTGATTGGGATAAGCTGCTCACATTGCCAAATCAAAGCACACAAGGGCAAGACGTATTAGTCCGCTTTGATGCTGTAAGTTCTAAGTATGTTGGGTGGTTCAACTTTGACATGCCTGAGGCAACTCAAGCAGTGTTTAATTTCTTCTTTCCTAATGGCCTGTTCTATCAAGATTCAAAAGGCGGGGTATGGGAAGAAAAGATCACAGTAATTATTGAATTGCAGGCAATCGATGGAAATGGTGATCCGGTAGGGTCAATCACTACCATTAACCAAGAGATTCGAGCTAACAACAAATCACAGTTTGGTAAAACGATTTATATCGACTTGCCTACTGCAGGATCTTTCCGATTCAGATTAAGCAGAACTACACCAACTCAAGCAGGCAAGACACAAGACACATGCAAGATTAAATCTGTGTATGGGATGACTGATTCAACCATTAGTGACTATGGCAATATCACAGTCGTACGCTCTCGAACAGTGGCTACTGATGGTGCTTTGTCTATCAAAGAACGTAAACTTAATTGTTTAGTCAATCGCAAGCTTCCTTTAGATGGAACAGGGCCTTTACAGGCCACTCGCTCAGCAGGTCAAGCACTGATTAACCTTGCTTTAGATGAGTACATTGGGCGCCGAACAAGTGCAGAAGTTGACATTGCACAAATCAATGCAGAAATTGCCAAAGTTAATAATTATTTTGGCTCAGATGTTATGTCTGAGTTCAATTACACCATTGACGACGACAACTTAAGCTTTGAAGAAATCGCGGGAATGGTTGCAAGTGCTGCATTTTGTGAGCCATACCGGTTCGGCAGTCTTACTCGAATCAAGTTTGAGCAGCCTCAAGAAAACTCAGTCTTACTTTTCAACCACCGAAACAAAGTTCCTTTAACTGAAAAGCGCTCTTATACATTTGGTGTGCAAAAAGATTATGACGGGGTAGAGCTAGAATATACTTCCGATGTAGACGATGCCCGCATCAAATACACCATCCCTGAAGATGTCACGCCTAAGAATCCGTTGAAAATCACTACAACTGGTATTCGTAACGAAGAGCAAGCGAAGACACGTGCTTGGCGTGAGTGGAATAAGCTCCGTTATAAGTATGTTTCTTGCGAAGTGGAAGTGCTAGATGAGTCTGAATTGCTGATCCGTAATGACCGAATTTTAAATGCCAATAACACAGTTGTTGACACACAAGACGGTGAAGTTACCGGTGTGGATGGACTAACCGTTATGACTTCTCAACCATGCAAGTTTGAAGTTGGGCATGATTACTACGTCCATTTGCAAATAGCGAATGCCACTGTGGATATGGTGCCGTGCACGATTGGCCCAGATGAATATTCAATAGTTCTATCTAGACCGCCGGTACAGCCGCTTGTTGTAGATCCTGATCGGTATGTGAAGACACTTTATACATTGGTTAGAGCTGATCAAGCCGAGATTGATGCATTCATGCTTGAAGAACTTACACCACAAACCCAAATGACCAACACGCTGAAAGCATCTAATTACGATGACCGTTTCTATGAGCGTGACCACGACTTTATTTAATTAATTAACAGAAATCTAAGCCCCTTAACAGGGGCTTTTTTATTGGCTGGAGAAAAGTAATGGCTGATGAAATCGTTACTCGTCAACAACTTGTAGATGCTGGTTTAGATGCTGAGAGCTTACAAACCTTTATTAGTGGATCAGATGTTGAAGATGTTTTAACTCGTTTGGGGATGATCTACCCAACTCTAGCTAAGTTAGTTCGAATGCTAATGGAGACAGGAGGGTGGAAAGCTTATGAGACAGAAGCCATTCTATTAGCATCAACACCGCTAGTTAATCCTTCAGTTGGATATGCTTTTGATACTAAAAAACTTTATTTATGGAATGGAACAACTTGGAAGGATGAAGGAAAAAGCCCGTTAGACGTAGCTAAATCTTATACCGACTCATTCAGCTCATTAACCAAGAACTCAACCGTTTACTTCCCGTTAAATACATCTAAGCGCAACAATGTATTAGAAAGCACGGTAACTGCTGCTCAAGAAGCTTATTTAAAGCCATATATTCTTGATGTAACAGTGAATGATGCCGACTTAACTAAATACTACCGCATCCAACAGATTAGCAATCCAGATCATGCTACAGCACCTAACCGTTGGATTTTTGAAGTTCTAAACAGAACGAACTTTGAAACGGCTGAAACAACTGAAAGAAGGCGAATTCAAACATGAGGTGCGACAGTTTCAAAAGCCATATGATAATCAACAAGCTGAGCAAATTTCTCTAATGGTGTAAGCCAATCTAACGCCTTTCTAGGACGAGTATTCAGTGACATGGCAACTTGATTTAAATAATGCTGATCTGCCTGATTTAAATCAATCCCTTTAGGTAAATATTGCCTAATTAAACCATTCATATTTTCGCATGTGCCTTTTTGCCAGGGTGAATGTGGGTCACAGAAATATACATCTATGCCTAAATCTTCTTCGAGTATTTTATGTTCTGACATCTCACGTCCACGGTCATAGGTCAACGTTTTACGCAGTTCTGCAGGTAAATATTTCAGAGCTTCAGTTAAAGCCTTGCGCACTGATTCTGCCTTTGCATCAGGTAATGTT